CCGGCGGGGGCGGATGTTCCCCCGCCGGCGGCATTGGAAGGAGTCTGGGGATTGCGCTTGAGCTCGGCGACCAGGCGCTCGAGCTCTCCGATGATGTATGCACGGTCAGACATGGGTGTGATCGTCCTTCCTCTGGTGTTTCTCATCCTCCACCGCCTTCAGCAATTCGTCGTATAGGCGCATGAGCGCCTTCATTTCCTTCTGAACGGCGTCGAGACGGCGCATGTTCTCGGTCACCTTCGGGTGGCTCCTGTCCCAGATATCGCACCATCGGACGCAAGTCTGTCCGTGGATCTGCTTTGTCTCTACCTTTAGGTCCCGGACGCACGACGAAATGCTTCTACCAGCGAAACGGACCAGTGCCGCGCCGGCAGTCCACGGGATCCATTCGTCGAGTCGGATCCTGTTGATGCTGAATACGGGGTCCGTCTCCGGTTGTCTTCCGTTCATAGTGCCTCCCGCTGCACTTCGTCGTTCTGGAACGCGGCCTCGAGCCGCAGTTCGTTCTCGAGCTTCGCCACGCGCGCGCGCAGCCGTTCGAGCTCGTCGGCGGATTCGCAACCGAAGCATTTGCAATTGGCACGATGACTTTGGCGCAGCCGCGCCACGATGTCATTTTCCATCTGTGTTCTCCTTGAAGCAGTCCCAACCTTCCTCGTCCGCGATCTGCCAAGCGAGGAGGATGATCGTCGTTTGACTCCGCTGCGGGCTGTTCGGGTGTTCGATGTCCCATCGGATGACCGCTCTTGCCATGCACCGATCCCGCCTCGCCTCGTCGCGCTCATGAATAGCGAGCGATAGCCGCTCTGTCAGCGAACCGACTTCATTTCCGTGCGATTCGTGCGATGCCGTAAGTTCCTCGCGCAGCCGTTCGATCTCGTCGGCGGCCTTCTTCATCTCCTCGGCTGCGTTCAGCAGGAGATAGGCGGTCACCTTGTCGCCGGCGAGGATCACCATGTGGCGCACGGTCATCTCGCCCGCCAGGCGGTACAGCATCGTTCCGGACGCCGTCGGTTCCTTCACGCCGTTTCCGTTCAGGCCGTTCGCGGCGTTCCAGTTCCGGTCGAAGGTCGACATGCCGGGCTGCGGGTCGTCGGACATCATCCGCTCGAATTCACGGTCACGAGACATGCTCGCCCTCCATTTCGTCCGCGCGCCGGATGATCTCGTCGGCGACGCGCGCCATCATCGCGCGCGACATCATCGTCCAGAGCATGGCCTGTCCCTCGAACGCGACGGATTCCAAAGGCCCTTTACCCTCGAGCTCCTCGCGCATCGCCTGGCAGCAGATCATCGCCGCACTTAGCATCTCGGTGGGCATCGAGCGGAGCAGATCGGACAGTTCAGTGTCCCTTTGCTCGACGATGTGCGCGAGTCGGTTTCGTCCTGCGATCACTGGTCGAGGTCCTTCCACATTGGGGCGAGCGCCGCGACGAGCATGAACACGCATGCGCCGGCGAAGATTGCGATTCCGATGAATTCGACCACGGGCGGATCTCCTTGCGTCCCGAGTGCGCGAGCTCCTGAACGGCCTGGTACGCGCCGATCGCCTCCTTGACGATCTGCCTGCGCGACCTTCCGTAGAGGCGGGAGAGGCGCGCGAGCTCCGCATGGGTCTCGTCGTCGACTGCTACTGCCTTTGATCTCGTCACGGCGGGATGTGTATTAGACATCGGCCAGGCGGTCAAGGGCCCTTGAGCGGATTCGGTGCGATTTCATTCAGGCGCCTCCGCCGCTCCTCGCATCCGCAGTCCTTCGAGATGCGCGCCGTCACCTTCGGAATGCCGATCGCAACCGCGACCGAATGCACGACATCGCCGAGCCCGCGCGGCGGGCCGCTGTAGTGCGGGCATCTGGCGCAGACGCCAGCCGATGGCGTCCGACCGAACTCGGCGACCGCCGCGGCGTGCCAACATTCGCCGTCGCGGTGGTTCGTGCAGCATCCCGTCATGTGTAAAGCGGAGGCGTTGCGGTGAAGTGGAATTCTCGCGAATAGCACTGCGTGTCGAGCTCGGCGTCGCCCGAGCATGGCGACATGCCGGGGAATTCTCCCGAGTAGAACGCCGCAGGCGTGGCGGCCGTCAGCACCGTGGGACAGTTGCCGGGGGGTGTCCCGCCCCAGTCGGCCACCGACCAGATGCTAAACGGGTATCCGCCCAAGCTCACGGCGCTCGGGTTGACTCCGCCGCATTCCCATTCGGATCCTCCGCAGAAACCCTGAAAGGCGAAATCGCCATACACGAGCGTGTCGAGCGCCTGATAGGGCGTCCTCCACTGCATGACGCATCCCTCGATGACAAGTCCCCGACGGTTGAGCGGAAGCTCGTCGCAGTTGAGCGGGCAATCCGCGGCGGTGATCTGGTCCCAGTAGTCATGCACCCCGATGTCGAACGCACAGAGTCCGAGCGTGTGGACCCAAGAGCACAACTTGCCTGCGACGCAGATCGGAACCACGGTTAGCCGGTACTCGACATTCTTCGATCCGGTCACCGTGAGTGTGTGCGTGCAGCCTGTCGCGTCGGCGCAGCATCGTCCGCGGGCGGTGATCGTCACCGAGTAGGTTACGGTGGCCGTCCCGGTGCGCCTGTAGCAGCAGGCGACCGATCCCGTGCGCGTCAGCGTACCGCCGACGAACACGGCGCTCAGCACGACATCCACATCCAGGTTGAAGTCCTCTTCCTGCCCTCCGCACGGATAGTGCGTGCACGGGTTGAACTTGGAGTTGAAGTTCCACGATCCGCTGATCTCGGCGCCGCCGGCGTAGTAGCTCGAGGCGAAGTCGCAACCACCGCACTCGCACTCCGTGCAGCAGCACGCACGGCGCAGGTTCATGGCTCGACCATCTCCGGCGGCACGAGGTACCAACCCGTCGCGTCGACCTTGTTGCCGCTCTCGACCCATTCGCCACCCTCGAGGGTGTAGACGCGGCACGGCTCCGCGATCCGCATGGGGCTATCCCTTCGGACGAGGACGGTTTTCACGCAGCCACTCGCGGAGATGGCGAGAAGCGAGAACAAGCCGAGAGCGATCGACATCGGAATCGACCGCCCTCGGCCGGCGAGAAAGGACTTCGACCAGGGCGAGAAGTAGTTGGACCGCGAACCGTTCAAGCATCGACCTTCGGCTGGTCCTTGGCGAATATCAGTCCGATGCCGGCGATCAGCGCCGCCGCAGCCGACGCAAAATCGGGCACGGTCGCGGGGTCGTTGTCGAAATACGCGGTGAGCAGGCCACCGACGGCGACGAGGATTGCGCCGATGCCGGCGGCGGTTGTCCTAGGGCTTTTCATGTGCACGCCTTTCAAGTTCGAGGATGCGGTGCTCGTACGAGGCCATCGTCGCGCGCAACTCGGCGAGCATGACCTCGACGCGCGTCAACTTGCCGACGACGACCATCGTCGTGGTGACGACGCTAGCGATGATCCCGAGGGCACCGGCAAGTGTGGCGATGTCCATCGTGAACCTCAGAAGATCGGATAGTCAGAGATCACGATCTTCACGTCGACGGCGGACAGGGAGTTGGAAAGGATCTCGTGCTGAGATCCCATCACACCCATGCCCAGGCAAAGCGGCTGCGGAGCGACGGTGTTCGCGACCGGGATCCAGTCGGTGGAGCCGCCGCCGGTCGCGCGCACGCGGAACGTCGTGTCGCCGAAGAGGTACATGATCTCGCCGGCGCCACAGTTGTCCGTAAGCGTCTTCCAGGCGCCTGAACTGGCGTTTGCGGAAATGGTGGTGATTCGCTTGATGCACATGGATCGGTCTCCTACTTGGTTGCCTCTGGAACGATGTAGAACGAACCCTCGAACGCCCGGGTCTTGATTCCGCTCGACGTCTCTAGGTACTCGATGTCGTACACGCCGGACGCAGGAGCGGTGAGGGCGGCGGTCTGCGCGTAGGACATGGTCACCGTCGCGTGGGTGTGGTTCCCGCTCTTCGTGGCCGCAATCGTGGCGTTGGTTCCGGACGCGAACACGGTCGACGCCGCGGCGTGCTGCGACCTTCCCTGCACGGCCCAGGTATAGCCCGTCGTCAGGTCCTTGTTCAGCACCTGGAAGACGTACGAGAAGGTGGCGCCCTGCTCGATGACGATGTCAAGTTGCTCGGCCATCAGCAAGTCCCGTCTATCGCCTGATTGGCGATGATGATCCACACGAGTGTTCCGTCGAGCGTCCGGTGCGGGACGGCCACGACGTACGATCCGACCGGAATCTGCTTTGGAGCCCATCCGGCGGGAATGTTCGCCGCCTGCACGCCGTACGAATAATAAGCGATCGAACCGTTCGAGAGTTCGCTCGAGCAGAGGCCCGTCTCGACGTAGGTGTTGCTCGAGGTGCCGGGCGTGTAGGTCGGAGAGTTCCCGACCCGGGCTCGCACGAGGTTGTACTTCCACCGGTAGTTGCCCGACCCGATCTCGGTCGCGCCGGTCACGACGAACAGGTCGAACGCCGCCGGAAGCTCGCGATCGGGCTGCGAGATCGCCCTGGCGATGTCGGTCTCGCGGCGCGCGGCGATGGTGTTCCTGTTGACACCGACGGCCATCAGTACCACCGTCCCATGTATGCCTGGTACTTCTGCGATTTCCCGAGATCGCCCGTCGGCCAGATGTCGTTGAAGTTCACCGCGCCGCGCACCGGTCTGGTCCAGAAGACCTCGGTGTAGTTCGTTCCGTTCATCTTCGGCTTCCCGTCCGTCGCCAGCGTAGGCATCTGCGTGTGGTGGTAGTGCTCGTCGAACAGGTACTCGATGACGAGCTCGAACATCTCGTTCTCGAGATGGTTGATCGCCGCACCGCTGCACACGAGCGATCCGGTGATGAATCCAAGGAACATCGCCGAGTTCTTCATCCCGAGGTACTGCGAGACGATGTCGACCACCTCCTGTATCCCGAGCGAGTTGACGTCGATGTACATCCTGAGCTTCACGCCGATCTGCTTGACGTCGCGGTCGATCCTCTTCTGCGATCCGCCGATGTCCGACGTGGATATGTCGAGCCCGGGCGGCGGATTGGTCATGCCCGCACCGTCGCGATAGGTCACGACGTTGCGCGACTGGAAGATCGGAAGCACGCCGCACGGCAGGAACAGCCCGGCGGAAAGCACGGTCGCGGATGCCGGGTCCTCGACGCCAGTACCCATGCCCTTGGCGTCGTTCGCCCAGAAGTAACGGGTGCTGTAGTTGACCTGGACGTTCGCGCCGCGGCCGACTCCGAACTGCCACGACAGGGAGCGGACCATCGCGCTCTCAAGCCATGTGATCCCGGTTCCGCCGGTGAAGGTGTACGCCTCACCGATGGCCCTGATCACCGGGCCTCCGGGGCTTGCGTCGGTCAGCACGTCGACGGCATCCGCCACCTTCATGCCGGTTTTGTCGACCTTCTCGACGTGCCATGTCTCGTCGATTGTGTGCAGATCCCAGATGTCTCCCTGCCGGCAGGACGCCGCGATCAGGTTCGCGATGTAGACGCTGGACGAGATCATGTGTTCTGCTCCCGCTCGGCCTTCAGCCGCTTCTCATTCTGCCGCGCCACGAAGTCGATCTGATCCTGGGTCATGTAGGCCTGTGCGCCGGCGGCGCTGCGCGAGGTGGCCTGGTCGGCGATGTCAAGCGCGTTCGCCTCGTTGCCGCCCACGAGCGCGCCAACGAACGCGGTCAGGAACTTGGTCCCTTCCGCGGTGGCCTGCGCCCACTCGGAGATCCAGCCCTGCAACCCGCTCATCTGCCCCTGCTGGTTCATGCTGGCGCCGATGAAGGTGTCGATCAGTCCTCCGGCCGCCATCTTGTTCGCCTCCGCGAGTGGCTGCGCCGCCGCCAGGCGCGAGGCCGTGCCGAAATCGAGATTGCCCGTGAACTTTCCGGTGTCCGCGAACCGCTTCATCGCGTCCGCGCCGTTCTGCACCGACGCATTGAACGTGTCGAGGAAGTACGACGCAAGCTTGATCGGAGCCATCGCCGCGAGTGCGAGTCCGCCGGCCCCGATGGCGCCGGATGCGAATCCACCGCCGAGTTCCGCGAGGGAACCGATCTTACCGAACGATCCTCCGGCGAAACCAAGACCCTTCTTCCCGACCTTCTCGAGGTTCTTCTGTGCCTCGGCGATCCCCTTCTGCATGGTCTTGGTATTCACCGCCACGTCGATGTTCAGCGTCGGAAGCTTCATGCGAACTCCTCCACGGTCCTGAGCGCGGACGCCGGGGCCGACCCACGCCGATCGGTGATCACGTCGCGCAGCTCATCCGCGACGATCTTCGAGAACATCGGGGACATCGCCCTGTGGACGTTTTCCGAAGCGTGGGTTCCACGGATGTAGTTCCCGCGCCCACGGTGGTACAGGCCGCGTTTCCATCCGCGGCCGACGGCCCTGGGCGGTCTCCGGAGCGAACTGCTCCATGTATGGGTACCGAGTTCGGTGAAGTGCGATCGCCATCCGACACCGTCGGCGTCGTACACACGACGCAACGCACGGCCACCCTTGCCCCTCTTGCTCGCCTCGGTCGTACGGCCCGTCTTGTACGCGGACGCTCCCCAGGCGATACCGCTGGCGAAGAGCTTCACCTTGCCCTTCAGGTGCTTCGGCGGAAGGGTCTTCGCGTTCAATGCGCGGATCTGCTTCATCTCCATCCCGAGGAACTTGCGGATGGCGCGACGGACCATCGCGTCCTGTACGGCAATCGGGAACTGGTCGAGCGCCAGTCTTATCCGGCGCTCGGATTCGCTATCGATCGATGCTGTGACGCTGAAGTCCGGCATTGAGTCGCGCCTTTATTCCCTTCCAGTCGGGCACGTCGAGCTCGATTATGAGCTCGAGGATGGACCGTTCCCACGGTGGTGCGTTCCGTTTCGCTAGGACGCGCGCGAGCACCGCGCGTGCGTCCCGACCTAGTCCACGCCTTCGCTGTAGAGCGCCTCGATCTTCGGAATCAGGAACGAAGCCAGTCCGCTCGGGCAGGCAAGCGCCGCGTCGGGCGAATGCCACACAGGCGCCCCGTCGACCGTCTGCACATGACGGCAGAGCGCCCAGGCGCGGCTCTGGGCCGCACCGAGCGCATTCGCCTCGTGGGCCTCCACGAGATCCAGAAGCGTGGGGCGACGCAACTGGAGCTGCGTGCCGTTGAACTCGACGCGGACGGGCTCGAGCCTCAGGATGGCCGCGAGATCATGCAACGGTGATCGCTCCGGTGAACTGGATCGAGAACGCCGCGCGGACGACGTCCGCGACGGTCGCGCTCGGGTTGAAGCTCGTCACGAAACCGGTCGCGCTGTACGTCATGCCGGACGCCAGCGTGAACACGATCGCCACCGTGGTTCCATTGGCGCAAGCGGTCTCCATCGCGGCCATGGCCGCGTCGCCCTGGTTGTAGAACACGTTTCCCGACATGGTCCCGTTGCGGATTCCCGCCACGAACGACCGGGTTGTCTGCGAAATCTCGGTGATATCGACGGTCTCGACGTTGATGGTGACATTCGCGTCGATGATTCCGGCGAGGGCATTTCCCGCCACCGTGATCGTCACTCCGCTCGCTGGATATACGGTTGCCATTATGTGGTGCTCCAGAAGATGATGATGTTCGTGGTCCCCTGCGCCGGCTCCTGCTCGTCGCCGAGCCCGACCGTTTCGGGGAGGATCGACTGCCCGGTCACGATGACAGCCCGGAAGTACAGGCTGTATGTGCCGGCCATGCAGGCGCTCTTCACCGTCGTCTGGAGTCCGGCCACCGAGAGCGTGGTGGTGTCAACGGCGGTGATCGTCGCGGCACTCATGTAGACACCGCCTCCGAGATCGACCTGTTCGGTCGAGTCCACGGAGTAGGTGATCGCAGGAAGAGTCGAATCCTGCGGCCTGTAGCCGTGCGTGATGTTCGCGTCGGCGGGAGTCGCGATGTTGGTGGTCAACATTGTCCGGACCGCTTGTTCGATGGATACGGCCGGCATTAGACGACCTCCTCGACCACGATCACGGCGACGCGATCCGCCTCGTCCAGATTGCGGATGGACTGGACCGCGTAGGTCCTTCCCCGGACGCTGAGACGGTCGACCTCGGTCAGACCCGCGTTTTGCACGGCTTGCCAGCGGGCCCGGACCTCGCACGTCCTTCGGACCGCCACGCCATCCGCGTATGCCTGCTCGGCCGCGGTGTCGTTTCGGATATCGCAGCGGAACGATGAACCGGTCGTCCAGGAATCCGTGCGCAGACCGAGCGCGTCCTGCGTCGTTGACGCCGCGAGTCGCGTGCCGGTGAACCTGAGGAGTCCGCCGGAGATCATCGCAGCGGGCTCCGCACGCTGTAGCTCTCGAGGATGTACTCGAGGGACAGCGGAACCACCGATAGGCCGATCGGCTGCAATGCCTCTGGATTGTTGTACCACGCGCCGATCAGGGCGATCTGGGCATGGATGAGTTCATTCGGGACCACCGTGTATCCACACGAATACGAAACGGTGATCGCGGTTCCTTCGAGCAGTTCCGGAGCCTCGAGAAACCGGATGATCGGACACGGACCGTCGGTAAGGTCGACCCACCAGTCGCTGGTCGGCATGGTGGTGACGGATCCCGATGCGTTCGTGTAGGTGACGCTCGTCACGGATGTGAATGGATATCCGGGAATCAGGGTCGCCGTCCATGCGGAGATGTAGAGCGTCTCCGATCGAGGTGACAACGACACGCCCGTGCGCCGCTCGACCAGTGACGACGCCGATTCCCTCAACCTGATCAGGTCGAGGTCGTCGTCGTCGTAGTCGATCTTCAAGGCCGACTTGATGGTCGAGAGTGGAATGCTCATTCAAAAGGCCCCGGGGGGTTTCCCCCCCGGGTGCCCTGAGTATCGGGATGAATCAGACCGCGTTCAGACCGTACACCGCCGCGAACGCCTCGGGAAGCATGATCTTGCTGTCCGTGCGCATCCAGGTGTAGAGCGTGCTGCGCATGTTGGCGGCGCCGCTGTACGGATCGATCATCGACTGCATTCCGCTGCGGTCGAAGATCTCGAAGTAGTCCCAGTGGCCGCAGATCGCGTAGGCCTCGCCGCGAATCGCGGTGGTCGTGGCACCTGCCTGAGTGGTGTTGAGGTACTTCGCGACGTTGTACGGGACGCCGAGGATGGTTCCGGGATTACCGGTAGCCGCCTGCGTGTTGATGTACGGAGAGATCGTCCAGACGTAGTCGCCGTTGGTGGTCTTGAGCTTGCGAACCGTCTTGACGACGGTGTCGGAGACGAGCCACTGGAACCGCGGGGACTGCCGGTACTGCGGCTGCACGGCGTGGTAGCAGTCGATCAGGTTGTCGACCGTGATGGCGGTGGCGGCCGCATCCTCCGCGAGCTGCACGCCCTGGTTGATGATGTTCCCGCTGTTGGTCGACGCCCAGGCGGTGGAGCCGGTGTCCGCGATGCCCTGCGGCTCGGCGGTTCCACCGGCGCCGACGGTGTAGACGCTGTCGAGCTTGAGGGCCAGCGATGCGGCGATCTTCTGCGCGACGTAGTCGAGACCGGTTCCGATGCCGCCGGTTCCGATCACGTCCTCCATGTACTCCATCGTCATGGTGGTCGCGGTGACGTACTTGAACGGAATCACCGTGATCTGGCTCGAGTAGCTCGGATCCGCCGGAGTGACCGTCCCGTTTTCCGAGACCTGATTGGTCGTCGGCAGGGCATTCTCGACGGCAATGGTCCGCTTCGAGTCGATGGTCGAGATCTTCGCGATGCTGCGCAGGACAGACGCCTGCTGTAGCTTCTGGATGATCCGGTTCTCGAGGTAGCTCGGAAGCGCCACGTTGCTGGTGGCGCTGGTTCCGTCCGCTCCGCCGATCAGCGTGCGGAACTCCTGCATGTTGCCGGTGGCGGCGGCGTGGATCCACCGCTGGGCGTATTCGGGCGTAGTCGAGTCCATGACGCCCTTCGGTGCCCGCGACTCGAGCTGCGGCTTCGCGAGACGCGCCTCGAGCTCTCGGTTGCGGGCCTCGAGTTCGGATACGCGCGATGCGGCGACGCGCTGCTCGGCCGCGTCGAGCGCGGTGTCGAGGCGGGCGATAAACTGCTTCTCCTCGCCGGTGCCGCGCTGCTCGATCTCCGAGAAGGCGCGGCCGGTGCGGGCGGTGAAGGCCTCGCCGGCCTTGCGGTAGATGTGGACGTCGTTCAGGGTGTCGTCGGTCTGCTTGATGTCAGCCATTTCGGATCCTTGCGTGAAAGAGTTCGAGCCGTGCCTCCACGGCGTCGCGTACGGCCGCGGATACGCTCCGCAGGCTCGAATAGGTCTTGTCGCCGTAGGCGGCGTCCGTGACGACGGACAGTTCCACGAGTCGGCCGCGCGTGACGGTGCGCTGCGTGCGCTTCGCGTTCCACTCCTCCGCGTCGACGTAGAAACCGAACGACATCTCGCCGCTCAGGTCGCCACGCTGCATGAGCGTGCGCACGTCGTTGCCGAGTGTGGTGTCCGGGAGTTCAGCGGTGAAGTGGATCCCGTTTGAACGCTCCTCGATGACGAGGGAACCGCTGCGGGTCCTGGCAAGCGGCATCCTCATGTCGTGGTTGAAGAAGAGCTTGATGTCCTCTCCAAGCGATTCGGTGAACGCACCGGCGGCGATGCGTTCGGTGAACGCGCGTCCGAGTCCGTCGCCGATCTCGCGGCTCCACTTGCCGTACGGGACCGCCAGACCTGAAAGCGTGCGCCCCTCCGGCGCTGCGAGCGGCATGGAACGGAAGCACAGTTCAGAAGTCATTGGCGCTCCCCGCACTCGTGTCGGTTCCGATGTTGGTCGTTCCGCCGCCCGTTCCCATGTTCAGCGCCTGGATCGGCGCGTCGAGTCCCGGGAGCGGCATGAGGTCCAGTTCCTCACGGGCTTCGTTGCGCGTCAGGAATCCGGCCTCCACGCCGGTGCGGAGGGCCGCCATCGTTTCGGCGATTCCCGGACGGACGAGTTCATCGGTGTCGAACGACATCGTCGCGCCGGGCGGGCAGAGCTTGTGCAGGATCTCGGAGCGCCACATCTCCAACCATCCGGTTAGCGCGCTGTCGACGTACATCCGGGACAACCACTCCATCGTTCCGTATGACGAACCGACATCCTCGCTCAGATAGCTTGAGGGAACGCCGTAGATTCGGGACACATCTCCAATGCTGTACTTGCGGGCGCCCTCGAGTCCCGTGTCGTCGATCGTGCTCGAGATGCGTTCGACCTTCACGCCGTCGCCGAGCACAAGAGGTCGGCCAGCGTTGTCGGATCCGCCGTGCCGCTTGGCGTAGGAGTTCTCGACTTTCTGCTGCTGCTCCTCGGTGAGTTTCGCGTTGGAGATGATGGCGATCTTCGGATTGCCGGCGTTGGTGTAGGCCCGAAGTGCCATCTGCTCCTGGGACGCGCGCACCTGTATCGCGGTGCGGCACAGTCCGATCGGGCTGTCGCCCCACAGGCCGGTCAGGCCAGGCGCGCGCAGATGAAGCACCTGGTCGGGTGAAAGCACGCCGTAGGCGCTTGTCCTGTAGACGGGGCTTCCGCTCGTCAGGTCCAACGACACGCTTCCGTAGTCGAGCATGATCAGCTCGAGGAGCTCGCCGCCGACGCTGCGGTTGATGGCAGCGAACGCATTTCCGAAAAGGAGCGCCTGCATGGTCATCGCGCGCCTGAACTCGAAGGCGCTCATGTAGCGGCTTGGATTCGCGATGAGCGAATCGACGCCGGCATCGGAGATCTCCAAGTCGATCCGCGCGGCGTCGTTCGCGATCAGGGTGCACGCCCTGTAGACGGGCGTATAGCGGAGCGCGGTGATCGGAGTCACCGCCGGGACGGGCTCGTCGTTGCCGGCGAGCGTGGTCCACGGTCCGACGAAGATGCGGCGCACCAGTGATTTCAGCACGCGCGCATTGTCGGCCTGCCGTCAAGGTCTAGACGGTGCCCAAACTCACGATTCGATTATGAAGTCCCACGAGGATCCGGATCGTCCGCCCCATGTGTGTATGGCGATGATCGAGGCCACGAGCGAGTCGATGACCTTCGTCTGCCTGTACTTCACGACGGTGATGTTGCCGTTTCGATCCCGCTTGGCGTCGGCGGTGCGACAGGCGGTCCGCAGGATGGGGTCGTCGCCTACGACGATCTTGCGACCGGCCCAGAGTTGTTGAAATAGCGCGCAGCCCGGTCCGTAGGTCGCAATGCCCATCGAGTAAGCGTGAAGCGGGGCACCCTTCTCGACCAGGCGGGCGACGAGATCATGGCTTCCCCACCGGTCGTATCCGATCTTTGATACGGAGAACTCGTCCATCGTCGCCACTACCTCGTCCACCACGGCTCCGTAATCGATCGCGCCACCCTCGGAATGCGTGAGTGTCAGGTATCCGTCCGCTGCCCACTTCCGAACCGGAAGGCGATAGTCGAGTTCACGCTGGCGGACGTTCGCCGCCGGCCACCAGTAGCGACCACGGAGCGCGACGCGGCCGTCGTCGAGCGGGACGGCGACCACCAGAGCGGTCATGTCGAGGGTCTGGCTCAGATCCAGCCCCACGAACGCCTCGCGCCCGCGCAACGATTCCCAGTCGATCGTCTGGTCGCCGGGCCAGAGCTCCATGTTCAGCCAGTTCGTGGTCTCCTCGGCGGTACGGGCGCAGTGGTACCGGCTGAACTCCGCTCGCCCGATCGGGCTGTTCCGCTTCGAGTTCCAGAAACCACGCAACGCACGGGCCGTCGGTTGACCATGCTCCATCTGGGGATTCGCCTTCGCCCAGGACGATTCGTCCTCGAGCGAATCGTCCTGGTCGATCCCGTACAGGATCGGAATGAAGATGTCGTCCTCGACCTCTCCGGTCAGGACCGACTCCGCGTGCGTGATCTTCTCTCCATAGACGCCGTCGGGATTATCCGCAGGCGTCGAGATCATGAGCCCAAGCGCGTTGCGACGCTTTCCGGCGGCGGTCTCAAGCTTCGTGAGCAGTTCCCGGTCACGGAATTCGGCCACCTCGTCGGCGATCCACAGACTGGGGGTCAGACCGTCAAGTCCCGTTCTCGACGCGGTCAGTCCTGACAATTCGCAGTCGGCGTCACGCCGCTCGATCTTGTTGTGCAGGATCACAAACGATTCGTCGGCATCCTGGAAACGACGCGCCATCGTGCGGGCCGTGTCCACGCAGATGCTGGCCTGCTCGATCCTGTTTGCTATCACATGCACCCGGCGGCCCGGACCTTCCATGAGGTCGTACAGGCAGAGCGCCGCGGCGAGGGTTGTCTTCCCGTTCCCGCGCGCTACTTGGAGCAGGATCGACTTGGTACGCCTGGTTCCGTCGTCGCAGTACCGCCACCCCCACGCCTGGGCGACCACCCACAGTTGCCAGGGCGCGAGGTTGAACGGAGCGTCGGAATAGTCTCCGATCAGATTGATGCCGGAGCAGAACCGATCGACGCGCGCCACGGCGTCCCAGTCCATCCGTACATCCTTCCGCGCCATGTCGCGCTCCCACCGCTTCGCTGCTGCGTAGATCCACTTGCCGGCGGGTCTCGAGCCCCTCAGAATCGACTCGACGTACTCGGAAACGATGCTTTGGACGTCCCTATCCATGCGTTTTTGGTTCCGAGC